CTGGCTTCAGTATGGCGAACACATAGGGGTATCAATTCTTACAGGGGGAGGGTATCAAAAACAACAGGGGGAGGGTATCAATTTTTATACCCCCATTACATTGAACAAGAACCATTCTAACAAGAACCAATCTAAGTTTATGATGTTTGCCTAGTGTCATGTTTGATGGTATGATTGACACAGGAGTTTGAACATGGAAAGTATTTTGTTCATAGCATTCGGGATAGCCGTAGGGTATGTGGCATCCCGCTACAGCTTGGAGAGCAAACTCTTCAACGACAAGAGTTTCTGCGTGTACACAAACAAGTCCGGTGAACGCAAGCTTGCGCGTCTTGCCCAGGCATTGCGCCTTAATGACGAGTATGCGGTTGTTGTTTCATGGGATGTAGTCAAAGACGAGGCTGAGCATATGCCGTTTGTTGTGGCATCCAATGCAGTTCGTTTCTATACGCGCAATGGAGATGTCGTAAACGCCGCAAACTGGAAAGAGTAGATATGAACAGGATTTGCATTGTCGGCCGCCTTACAGCCGATCCTTCATCCAAGAATTTCGGCACTTCGACAATGGCCGAGTTTTCGGTTGCCGTGCGTAAAATGCGTAAGGAAGAAGCAGACTTCTTCAATGTAAAGTCTTTTGGCAAGACAGCCGACTTTGTATTGCAGTACCTGTCGAAGGGGCGCATGGTTGCGGTATCTGGTCGTATGGAATCACGAAAGCACACGAACCAGGATGGCAAGACGACGACATATTGGGATCTGGTTGCCGACACGGTGGATGGCCTTGACAAAGCCGAAGGAGAACGGCAGGTTGGATCCAAGATCAAGGACAACGATCCGTGGATCAGGTCAGTTCCTCCACCTCCGTTGCTTGGGGAAGAAATAGAAGATCCGTTCGCGGATTAGGACTTGCCGGGGCTTTCAACCTTTCACCCGGCAGGACGGAAGCCAGGCTAGGATTACAGCCTGGCTTCTTTGTTTATGATTCCAACGGCGCGCAGTAGCTTGATATTCCTGTGTTTTCCAGGAGGTACGTTGTGTTTCGCATACAGGATTTGCAATCTGAAATTTACCGTCCTTACGGAAGTGTTCATGTAATCCGCAATTTCTTGTGCAGTGTCCCCGAGCGACAACCTGTCAATCAATTGATCTTCTTCTTCAAGTGTCATGGTATTTACCGTGCAGTATGGCAATGTTGACATTAATTGTATCACTTGCATCTAAAACGCTAATAAGTGGATACTGGACGAATGGGAGTCTTGAAAAAATATCAAAATCCAGCCGGTGGATTGAACAGTGCTGGCCGTGCTTATTTCAAGCGAACCGAAGGTTTGGATTTGAAACCGCCAGCCCCGAATCCACAAACTAAAAAAGATGCCGGTAGGCGAAAGTCTTTTTGCGCGAGGATGGAAGGAATGAAGCGCAAGAACACAAGTGCTGAAACGGCCCGTGACCCTGACAGCAGGATCAACAAGAGTTTGCGCGCCTGGAACTGCAACTGAAATGAACGAAGACCAAGAAGATCCTATGGCATTGTTGAGGATTCTTGGCCTTGACAGGTCTGCATCTCTTGGCGAGCGGATGATGGCGGCCCCGAAGACAATGGCGGAAACATATGGAACCGGAGCCGCCTTAAAAGGAATTGGTCAGAAGATTACCGATTCAAATGCCTTGAACCAAGTGGCACGAAGTTTGTCCGGTGCGCTTCCGTCTGTTGCCAAGGGTTTGCGTGGTCTTGGACCGCAAATCCGAAACATTGGCATGAGAGCGCAGAGTCCTCAAGGAGTGATTGGGGCGGCATTGCTTGAACAAGGTGTCATGGCCATTCCAAACGCCATTGATGCTGTCGGAAGATACAAGACAATGTCCGACTGGGATGAAGCCCATCCTTTTTATTACGAAGGAAAAACTAAAACCGAATACGATATGGAGCGCAAGGGTTTCCGTATCAATTATGAAACAGGTGAGGTTTTTGACAAATCGGGAAGACTACAAGGTTATCTTGGTGATCCGTGGTCTGAACCTGTAAAACAACCTGGCGGGCAAATGCGCCGCCCATATACTCCAATGTCCAAGCGGAACAAGGATTTTCAAATCCGTCTTGAAAGTCAATATGGCCGTCCAGATATTTGGATTCCGCAGCACATGTTTAGGAAGAAGAGGTGGTAATTATGCCGAAGCCCAAAGACACCGGTATGTTTTCGTCTGGTTATGATTCTGAGTTTTATGAACTTAATACCGACAAGCCGCGAGCCCCTAATTCAAGCATTGTCAAGCCGAATACAAAAGCATACAAAATGCAATACGGTGTATCCGGTCCTATTCAACGTCTTGATGAAGCAGAAGCAAAACATAAAGAACTTCTTGATTTCATTGACGGAAAACGTGTGCCAAAAACTGCAAGTGAAAAACGTCGCGTAGAGGCTGTTGATCTTGCAGGATATGTTGTCAATAGGCCCAATCAGGCTTTTGAAGAAGAGCTTCGCCGAAAGCGCATGGCTGAAGCAAGGGTGACTGCGACAAGGACCAGCCAGGCTAAAAACAAGTCGCAGCAACGTGAACTCAAAGGCGCTCTTTCTAACCCTCCTCGAACTGTTGGTCAGCAGTTGTTTTCTAAAATGATTAGACAGCAACCGTCTCGTAAAAAATAAAGAAAGTTGGTGGCAGTTATGCCAATGGGAATTCCCTACCCGAAAGGGCAGATGGCGATGAAGAAAGCAAAAGGTGCCAAGAAGGCATCTGGCAAAAAGATGATGGACAAGAAGATGATGGAAAAGGAAGCTTATTCCGGACAGTCTGATATGTCCAAGATGATGGGCGTCATGCCCATGAAACGAAAATAATCCAGGCCGGGTTGGTTGCTTGTCATTCCAACCCGGCTTTGAGGTTTGTATGATCAACTCAATGTACAAGCATATGAATCATCTTTCTCGCCCTGTCGTACAGGCGCTTGAAAAAGCAGAACATGGCTTGTCTAAAACTCCTAGCAATAATGAACTTATTGCCATCGAATCCGAAGAACATGGGAAGAAGATGACCATGTCCAAGCTTTTGCGTGTCGAGTCGAAAGAACATGCTAAAAAATATGATGATGAGGATGAGGAGGATGATGATGAGGAAGATGATGATGTTCCTGACCAGTCTGCGTCCGCTCCTCATCACAATTCGATGGGGCCAATGGTAGTAAAGGCCAGGAAACGCTGATGCTGTCAAGGTTGATGGGTATCAAGCAGAAGAAGATGGAAAAAGTAATGGGCGAATATAAACGCGGAACGCTCAAGTCATCTTCTGGGCAAAAGGTAGTAAATCGAAAGCAAGCCATTGCCATTGGTATTTCTGAAGGCAAGCAAGCTGTCAGTAAAAAGAAACGTTGATCAATTAGAGTTGATGGAGTTTAGATGATGGATCAAAAAGAATTTCAACAGTACGTTGCAAATGTATTGGGCAAAATGTCCAAAGAAGAACTACAAGCAAAAATTGCTGAAATCATGAAGCTTCCTGCGGGTGAGCGCCAGAACGGAAGTTTGAACTGGAAGATTAAACAGGCTGCGCAATCTGCCCTTAAGCGAGCTGGCGGTACAACGCAGCGCAGTCCTGGTGCATCAAAACCTTCTGCTCCCAGGACTGCAAATCCACAGTCTCCTCGCGTTGTTGCTCAGCGGCAAGCGCCCCTTGCTGGGGCTTCAATGGCCAGCCCGAAAACAATTCCAATGCAGGATTATTTTGGTGGAGCGCAGGGTCAATCTTTTATTATTAGAGGAAGTCGTACAGGCGAACAAATACCAATCCCATCTGGCGGTGGAAAGGTTTCTCAAGGAGTCAAGTATCCTCAACCTACAAACATTTCAACACCAACGCCGTCAGTGTCAAGTTTTAACGATACTCGCCTTATTCCTGGAGGTCGGGTTCCAACTGGCAGAAGCGGAATACCAGGCGTTCCTTTCAGGGGGAATCAAGGACTTCCGCCAAATCAACCAACATCGCAAAGAATTGATTTGCCACAAGCAGGAGGAAATGCTGTAAAGCGCGCCCCTGAACTACCTCCAATTGCTCGCCGCAGAACCGGTGTAGGTGCAGGTGCAGATGCAGGTGCAGGTGCAGGTTCTACGGCAACATCAGCATCACCTACTACAACTGCAATAGTTCGTAAAGGTACCCAAGAAGTAAGTACAGGTGGCAGGATTCCTGTAGAATCCATTATTGTAGAAGAAACACCTAGAACTCGTACAGGTGGACCGTCTGCCAAACCTGGAATGCTGCGGGATATAGGACAACGAATTAAAAATGCACCAAAAGCAGTAAAAATCGGAGCTGGACTTCTTGCCGCAGGGGCTGCTGGTTATGGTGCGTATAACATGCTGACCCGCAAAGGTGAGGCACCCAAAGAAGAGACAACTGGATTTACTCCTGTTTCAGGTGCAGGTGCAGGTGCGGGGGGTAAGCCTGTCAAGGAATTTGCAAGTGAAGGACCGATGTCACGCGCAATGGCAGTAACCAATGAAAAAGCTGGCATGAAGGTTGATGAGGCAAAAGCAAAAAAGGCTGCCGGATATGCATTTGATCTGTCAACTCGAATTGGAAAGAGCGGGTGGGACCAACCTGCAATTGAACGTCGAGGTGAACAGACTGGAAAACCTGGACGAGAACGTATTCTTGAGTTGTTCAGGGGATCTGAAGTTTACAAGGATTTGAATGCCGCAGAACGCAAACGCGCTATTGATATTTTCCGAAATGATTATGACAAGCAGCGCTTTGATGAAAAACAAGGTAAGCCTCGCGGCCGTACCGTAACTCCGACCCAGCAATATAGGGCTTCTCCCGAAAGGTACTGACAATGAATAAAAAGAATCCGGAAGTTCAAAGTCAGAATTACAGTCAGATTCCTATGCGCCGCATGGGGCAGATTATGTCGGCAAATCGGATGCTTCAGCAGATGGGAAGTTCATTTCGCATTGGTAACGCAATGAATCCCGCTCTGCGGCAGTCAACGTGGGACACAAGTAATCTTGACAGGCTTGACGAAGAGAGTCAGTAATACCATCTGCAAGCAACACTGACTCGTAATGTGGCATGATTTTGAAAGCAGTCTCGTATGTCAAATACCAGACTGCTTTCAGCATATCTCTAGTATGCGATTCTCCATCTTTCTTTCCTGCGCGTTGCATGTATTTTAAAACTGAAAATACAGGAGCTGTTGCGTTCCAGGATTGCGCTACCTGCAATGCGTCAATTTGCACATCACGATAGTGACTGTATAGTTGTTCGGTATCATTGACACTCATGTTTACATATTACAGGCAAAATGGAACCGGCAAAAATCGAAGTTGAAGAGTTTGTGCGGACACACAACGGAGGCATGGCAGTTCGATGCCATGCCTTGGTCAACAATCGGCAGTGCAATGCATTCGCTGTGAAAGGCAGGAAATTTTGCAACAAACATGGTGGAAAAGCATTGGCAGGTATTGAAAGCCCGTCGTTTACTACAGGGCTTCACAGCATAGAACGCAAGCGCTTCAAAAGCGTAGGGCGCGATTTGCTGAAAAAAATCGACGACTTGCGTGAAGACCCAGACCTATTCAGTCTGAAGGACGATGCCGCATATCTTACTGCTCTTATAGACAGACGAGCTGAACTTGCTGCTGAAGGTCTTGGTGTCCAGGTTCTGAAAGAACTTCAATCCGAATGGTCTGTTGCAAACAGGGCGTTGCGAGAAGGAAGCATGGATGTCTTCTCGGAATCATTTGGAAAAATAGGGCAGATCATAAATGATGGAATTGGAGAAGCCAAAGCTACTGACGAAGTTGTCGAACTTATTGGAAAGCGCGTTTCCCTTGTTGAGGCGGAACAACGTGTTGCGCATGCAAAAGCGTATACCCTTGAGGTGGACCAGGCTTATTCACTTGTCATGCAGGTTGTGCAAATTGTAAAACAATCTGTTCGCAATGCTGATGAATTGGCATCTATCAAGGCAGGTATCACCAGGCTTTTGCGTGTTTATAAAGAAGAAGAACATGACGTTGTTGACGCGGAGGTGATAACCAATGAAACGGAGTAGTGTCAACACAAGAGTAACACCACGCAACTTTAAAAAGTTTGTACGCCCCGACAAGCCATTGTCTCTTTCGTTGCTCGAGGCTCTTGAGAGTGAGCTTGACACTATTATAAAAGTTGGGGATTTTGACAGCGGCAGGGCATATCCGCTTGAAGGATCCCAGCTGGATTACAAAACCTGGCTGCGAACTTATGCCCCACATGCCGCATCTTCTCCCTTGGGAGAACACCACATTCGTGCATGGGAATGGGCCGAGGGTATTGTTGAAAACAATCCGCCACCTGCATTGATAGAGTGTTGGTTCCGTGGTGGTGGCAAATCAACAACCATGGAATTGATTGCAAGCCGTGTTGCAGTCAAGGCTTCCAGGCGATTTCTACTTTATGTGTGTGCAACGCAGGAAATGGCAGACCGTCATGTTCAAGATATTGCAAACACCATGGAGCGATGTGGCATTGAACGAGCTGTCAACAAGTATGGCTTTTCCAAGGGATGGAGTGCTAGCAAGCTGAGGACGGCAAATGGTTTCAACGTTCTTGCATTTGGTCTAGACACTGGTGCGCGCGGTGTCAAGCTTGACGCGCTTCGCCCAGACATGATCATCCTTGACGACATTGATGAATTGGATGATTCGGTATCTAGGATTGACAAGAAAGTTGCAACAATAACACAAACAATCCTGCCCGCAAAAAGTACCGACTGCGCGATTGTTTTTGTGCAGAACAGGATTCATGCCAACTCTGTGATGTCCAAAGTTTTGAGTGGCGAAGTTGACATGCTTCAAAACCGTGTTCAGTCTCCAATTGTTCCAGCAATTCGTAATCTTACATATACGACAGAAGAAAAAGAAGATGGGCGAATGGGATATCGAATTACCGGTGGTATCCCTACATGGGCTCACAAAAGCATGGAGATTTGCCAGCGAGAAATAGACGATTACGGATTAATCAGTTTCTTGCGGGAATGTCAGCACGAAGTAGGTGTTGGCGGTTTGTTTTTTCCTGACTTCAAGGAATTTGGCGTAGATGGACAACCTTGGCATGTTGTCGATTCAGTACAAGTGCAGCCCTGGTGGAGAGTCTGGGCAAGCCACGACTTTGGTACTGGAGCGCCTTGTTGTTTTCTTTTGTATGCATCAGACGACAAGGAAAATGTCTATGTAATCGGAGAGGTTTACGAGCGAGGACACGTTTCTTCCAGCCAGGCTGACCTTGCATTGAATCTTCTTGCCTCAAAAGGAATGGCTGAACCTATTGATCGCAGGAATAGGGACGGTAAATGGAATACCCGTTTGGAAGCTATCGCATTCGACTGGGCAAATACCTTTCCTCCTGAAAACATTCAACAACGCATTGGTGAATACCCAGTGGAAGTATGGTGGGAGCGTGGATTGCCAGCTGTTCGTGCTGTAAAAGATCGCAAGGCTGGTTGGCGTCGTTTAAAGGAATGGCTTGCCGCAAGTGTTGTTGTAGATGGAAACCCACAACCAAAGATACGGATAAGTAGGAATTGCCCAAACCTTATCAAAGAACTTGGAAAGACCATGGCGGATCCGAGGGATCCGGAAGATATAGATCGCGGAACGAAGAACGATCACGCAATCGACAGTTTCAGGTATGGCCTTATGTGGAGGGAATACCCTGTGGCTTGCCCAGAAACAGAGCAAAAGAAAACAGAACGCCCCGCGTGGCTAAACGAAGATAGAAAAAGGGACTGGATATGACAATCCAAGAAGCGTTGCTGTTGTTAATCGCAATATGTTCTGTGGGTCACTTTATAGTTTTGATGCTACTCTATTGGACATTGATTGTTTCTCCCTCGAAAAGACAGGCAAAGCCTGGGGATAAAGGGTGGGTGTGATGGCTCTGTCAGATATTTTGAATCAAGCGGCAATGCGCTTGGGACAGCGTTCCAAGCCACGGGTAATGGCATTGGAATCTCCTTCCAATTCTGGAACGCCTGGATCTTTTGGATCT